AAAGCTGTACAACAACAATCAGAAATACCCATTAGTCGTATAGCAGGCATCAGGAAACATAAGAAATATTTACCAAGACCTGTAGAAGGATTAGCTCAACACATAAATAATTTAGGCCAGGTTAATTTAAAAGAAGGTAATTGGTTAATTTTGTCTAGGACTAAAAGTAATTTACTTACAATTATGGAAGAACTTAGACGTAAAAATTTATATTATCAAAGTAACAAAGGTAAAAGTTTTACAGTTGGAATTTATAATGCAGCAGTTGCATATACAAAATGGAAAACAGAAGAAGCATTAGAACCATCAGAAATAAATGACATAAGAGATTACATACCAAATGCAAAGTTTTGGAGTAAAGATAAAGAATGGTATGATGTATTTACTGCAGCTCCGCATAAAGAAGTTTTATACATTAGAAATATGTTAGCAGATGGAGAAAAATTAAGTGGTAAAGCTAGGATATTTGTATCTACAATTCATGCAGCAAAAGGTGGTGAAGAAGATAATGTAATTTTATCTTTACATCAAAGCAGTAAAGTTCAGAAAGGAATTAAACAAAGTATTGACAAACAAGAAATAATCTATATAAATTAAAAGCTAAAAAAGTAATAAAGGAATATAAACTATGAGTGATGTATGGGATAAACAGCATGGCGGGAGTCACTATCAAAAGTATAAAATTCAACCCAGTAAGTTTGTCGTCGAAAATGAATTATTGTATCCAGAGGGCTGTGCAATAAAATATATTATAAGACATCGAGACAAAGGAAAGAAACAAGATCTATTAAAAGCAATACACTTTATAGAAATGATAATAGAGAGGGATTATGGAGAGAATAGGTCATAATAAAATATTAAATAGTCATGGAGAATGGTTAAAAAATAATGGTTATTACAAAGAAGCTGAGGAATGTTTTGAACAAGCAAAAAAATATACTGACCTACGTCAGTTAAATGGAAGGAAAAACTATGAAGCTACCAAGCTACATGCAAGCTCAAACAGAATGGGTGATGCATACAGAGTACCCAGATCTACGTGATCACGATGAGATTGCAATTGACTTGGAAACAAAAGATACTGATTTAAAATCATTAGGTTCAGGTTCAGTTGTGGGAAGAGGAGAAGTTGTAGGAATTGCAGTGGCTGTTCCAAATGGCTCTTGGTATTTTCCTATAGCTCATGCTACTGGTCCAAACTCTGATCGAGATAAAACTTTAGAATGGTTTAAAGATATTTTAAATTGTCCTGCTACAAAAATTTTTCATAACGCAATGTATGACGTATGTTGGATACGAAAATTAGGCTTAAAAATCAATGGT